GCCGCCACACGCGCAGCCCGCCGGGCCGCGTAACACACAACAAAACGGGCCCCGCGAGGCTGCCACCCCGCGAGACCCACGCACGACCCCCACAGAAAGGACAAAGATCGTGCAGATTCACAATACTACCCTCACCAAACGCCAGAGCCGCATCATCAGCGGCGCACTCACCAAAGAGTACGCCCGCGCCACCGACGCGATGCGCATCCTCTACCTCACCGACATCGACAGCGGCACCCGCGCACGCGCCACCACCGCGATTCTCGCCCTCACAGACGAGATCACCACCCTCATGAACCTCATCAACGAAGACCAGGAGCACAGCAATGCTTGAGATGTCCGTCCCCACCAAATACGCAGACGAGATCGACCACCTCGTCAACGGCTTCGGCGGCCTACACGGCCTCCACCACCGCCTCGCGTGGGCAATCATGCCCCAGTGCATCCGCGACCTGACCATTGCTGGCCTCATGGTCGCCAACCACCCCGACGAAGTCATGAACGCCCTCTTCGCGAAGGCCCTCAACGAACTCGCCGACAAGGAAGACGCCAACGAGACCGAGGAGACCCGCAAGTGACCCTCACAACCGCCGAATGGCCCCACTCCACCACCTGGTGGATCAGGAATCCCGGCACGCCCTGCACCGACCCGCGCGCCCGCCGCCTCATCCAGGACGCCCGCATCAACGCACTGACCACCCCCGACAACGAATAGGAACCCATAACAATGAACGCAAAGTACACGCTCGCAGGCCTCGGCCTCACCATGTGCCTCGCCGTCGCCGCAGCCGCGGCCCCCGCGCTCGCGGCACCTACCAGCCCGGAGCCGATCACCGCGCAGGTCACCAGGGCCACCTCGGCGTCGCGTCAGACCTCGAGTGAGGTCACCGTTGAGGGCACCTGGGCAACACCCCGCCTGACGGTCGGATCGACCCTCACCGTTGGCAGCGTCGACGGCGGCTTCAACTGGCTGGCAAACTTCCCGTTCACGCTCGATGACGGCACCCGGATTGGGGAGTGCGTCGCCGATCAGGCCACGCTCACCTGCACGGTGACTGACGTTCCCGACGCGTGGGCCGCGAAGGAGAACGTGTCCGGCACGTTCTACGCTAACGCGCGCCTCGTCGACGCGGCGGTCGGCACGCAGTCAACCTCGATCACCCTCAACGGTGAAACCGTCCGCACCCTCGTGTGGGGCGACAAGGACGGAACCGGGGTCTGCACCAACGACTGTGACACTGCAGCACACTACGAGTACGCGCGGCCCGAAACGGTCAAGTTCGGGTACACGAACCGTGACGGCTCTGTCGGGTGGGGCATCCAGTGGAAGATCGACCCAGGCGTCGAGTACACGATCACCGACGCAACCAACAACCTGCACACCGCTGTCAAGTGCAGCACCGGCCCGACCTGGGACCCCAAGACCACGTCGTGGACTGACGGCAAACTCGACGAGGCCAAGCACACGCTGACTTTCACGCCCCCGACCGGATCGCTTGTGTGCGTGACCTACCCTGACGCGACCAAGCCCATCGACGGCGTTACGACGTACACCAACCGGGCGACGATCAACGGCGTGAGCATGGAGGCAACCGCGACGGTGAAGGCCGCCGGTGGCACCGACGGCGACGGCAAGACCAAGCCGCAGCCCGCCCCGGTCCCCACCCCCGACATGAACATGCCGACCCCCGAGCCGGTGCCCTCGCCGCTCCCTAAACCGTCCCCGAAGCCCTCGGACGAACCCCAGTCCACGCCGACCCCCGACCCCACCCCGGAGCCGAACGTCACCACCGAGCCGGTGCCCGTGCCCACGCACGCGACCCCTAAGCCAGCGCCGAAGGCCGACCCGACGCCCACGCAAGCCCCGGCCCAGACTGCTCAGCTCGCCAAGACCGGCGCGAGCCTCGACGGCATCAAGGCCGCGCTCGTGGCCCTCGCCCTGGGTGTATTCCTCGCTGCTTGTGTGTACGTCAGCAACCGCCGTCACCTGGGAGGTAACGGACGATGACCGCCAAGCCCACCGAAACCCCTGTGCCGCTCACGCTCGGCCTCTACGAACTCCACTGGCTGCGTGCCTTCCTCAAGGAGGAACGCCTCTCAGCTGAGATCGACCACGAGGAAGTCGAGCGCCTCCACACCGACGCGGCTATCCGCTCCGCAAAGGTAGCGCTCAACCAGGAGCTCGACAATATGACGACGGTCATCGAAGCCCTGGACGTCGCCATCACCGCCGCCGATGCGCACGACTCCCTCATGAGGCGAATCTCCGCGCAGCTCGACCAGCCTGCAGCTTAACCCCGCCCGTGTGGGGGCCGCCCACGCTGGCAGCCCGGCGGCCCCCACCCACTAATCAACCAAAGGACAAAACACCATGCGACACGCGCTCAACACCACGGCAGCTTTCATCATCTGTCAGCTCATCGCCGCAGCCGCCATCCTCTACGGCAGCCTCTCCATTCTCGCGTCCATCTATGAGCGAAACCTCGCAGCCGGTCTACTCGCCCTCATCCCCACCGTCGCCGGAGTCGCTTTGTTCACTGTCGTCGCCGTCGACGAACTCGAAGACACGCAGGGAGGCGAGGAAGCGTGACGATCCGTAAGGCTCCGATCCTCAGCAAGACGCAGATCGGCGCTCATGCGCCCCTGTTCCTGCGCATCACGACGCCCGCCGAGCGGCGACTCATTCAGACCCACCCCGGCGAGACCTTCCTCGTGCCGAACGAGGACAGCGAAACCGGAGGCTGGCCCCAGCGGGCCGTTGCAGCCATCCGATCCTACGCAAACAAGCTCAACAAGAACGGTACTTTCTGGGTTGTTGACTCACGGTCTGACGGGAAGGGAGGCTTTTTTGTTTGGCTCTCATGGGACAAGGACGAAGTGAATCGCCGCCGTGAAGTGCAACGCAGGAAGCCCCAGAAATAACCCGACCAACGCCAGTTTCGACACGCGAAAGGACGACAGGCAATGTCATCAACCGAAGTCATTAAGGGTCGCAGCAAGGCAGCCGCTAAACCCACCGCGCAGGCGCTCGCACCCACCCCCGGATTCTCCTACATCACCGCCGGCCTGCAGGAGCGCGCCGCCTACATCGCCCGGATTGCTCCCTCGACGATCCTCCCCACCGCGTACCGGGGCAACGCGGCGAACGCTTTCGTCGCCGCAGAGACAGGGTGCGCCCTCGGCCTCGAGCCCCTCCAAGCGCTCGCGTCAATCGCCGTCATCAACGGGCGGGCGACCCTGTCCTCAGACCTTATGGCCGCTGTGATCCGCCGCGCAGGCCACACCCTGCGCATCGTCGAAAACAGCCCCGAGTCTGTTACCGCGACGCTGATCCGCGCCGACGACAAGACGTTCAAATTCGAGGTGACCTGGGACAAGGACAAGGCCGTGAAGGCGGGCCTGTGGGGTCAGAAGGGGCCCTGGTCGCAGTACCCGACCCAGATGCTCAGGGCCCGCGCCATTACCGAGGTCGCGCGTCAGGGAGCCTCGGAGGCGCTCATGGGGATGATTTACAGCCCCGAGGACTTCGGAGCGACGATCACCGACACAGGCGAAGTCATCGAAGCCGAAGTCATCGACGACACCCCTGCACCCGCGAAGCCGAAGCCGGCGGCAGCACCCACACAGACCCCACACCCCGACATGCCCACCACCCCCGCACAGGCCAGCGTCGTCAAAGGGCTGCAAACCCTCAGCTTCACGCAGGACGCTTACACCGCCTTGTGTAAGCGCTGCCTCGGCCAGCTCGTCGCCGTCAACGCACTCAACGATGAGCAAGCCGCAATCCTCCACGCGGAGCTGATCGCCATCTACAACAGCAACCACGCGCAGCCCGCGCCCGAGCCCGAGCCGGTGGCAGACGCCGAGATCATCGACGACGGCCAGGCCGCCATCTTCGACTACGACGACGACCCGAACGGAGGCGCAGCATAAATGGGCGAGCAAATCACAATCCTCAACGACCTGGACCTATCGGCGAAACACCTCAGTGCACATGGTGTCGAATGTGAAATCGTCACGGTAGCACCATCCCATGAGGGCACTGTACCTCTCAACTACATTCGCACCACCGCGCCCGACGACGAATATAAATTCGTAGCTTTCCCGGGGGACATCGTGACCATCGAAAATGGCATTCCCAAAAGGACACCAAGACCAGTCCCTCCACTACGAAACGGCCACAATAGCCTGCCAGAAATCGCTTTGTACGCAGCACAAGAACTGCACGAAATTGCAACGAGGATCGCTGCTGAGTACTCACTCATGTACGGAATAGACGGACAAAATGTACATTCTGCTGATTTGTTCAGGCACCTCTCATATCTCCTAACCGCCGCATCCGCTAAGGCGTTGGACGGGGGCGCGGCATGATCGCCCCCTGGCCCCCGAAACGCCGCTACAAGACTAAGCGGCTACGCGAAGCCATCAGCGTCACGGTGAAGGCAAATGCGCTCGCGGAATTCGTGGCCTCCATGTACGTGAGCAGCCGCGAGGCCACCGAACGCCTGCATGTCATGCAGGAAGTAATCGCGAAGGCGCTCGCCGACATTGACACGCTGCGCAACGACCCCGCTCCCGAGGCCCCTAACCGCCGCCTGACGAACATCCGCAACGCCCTCGCCGCCGCCCTCGATGAAAGCGGGCGGCAATGACAACCATCGGATCGTTGTTCACAGGCTTCGGCGGCCTCGACATGGGCGTCGCGATGGCCCTGGACCCTGACGCGCGGGTTGCCTGGACAAGCGACGTAGAGAAGGGCCCGTGCAAGCTGGCCGCCACGCGCTGGCCTGACACCCCGAACCTGGGCGACATCACCAAGATCAACTGGGATGAGGTCGAACCCGTAGACATCATTTGCGGAGGGTCACCCTGCCAGGATCTCAGCCTCGCAGGCAAGCGCGCAGGCATGGCATCGGGCACACGCTCGGGCCTGTGGGAATCCATGGCAGCCGCCGTCGAAACCATCCGCCCCCGCCTCGTCGTGTGGGAAAACGTGCAAGGAGCACTCAGTGCAAGAGCCTATAGCCCGGTGGAGTCCGAACCGGCAATGCTGGGAGACCGAGCAGCTCGACCTTCTCTCAGGGCAGCCGGACGTGTTGCAGGAGACCTGGCCACCCTCGGGTATGACTGTCGCTGGGCAGTTGTACGCGCATCTGACGCCGGAGCGCCCCACCAGCGCGCCAGGCTCTTCCTTGTTGGCCACCCCCACGGCCAACCTTGGGACATGCGGCGGCCCCCAACACCCCGAAAAGCGGCGGGCAGGCGGCCACAGCGTGAGCCTACAAGACCAAGTGTCGGCGCTCTGATCCCGACGCCAACCGCGTCGGACCACAAAGCGGGCCGCCACCAGGACGGCACCGGCCACAGCCTCACCCAGGCCGTGCAACTCCTCCCCACGCCTGTCGCACAGCCATCAGGGAACAGCCCGGGCGAGCACCTGCGAAAGAAGCCTGGCAGGGAGCGGGTCACGGATCTGGCAATCATCGTCGAAAACGACCTGCTCACCACCGGGGGGCTGCTCCCGACACCGCAGGCGGTGAACGCGTCACGGTCGTCCGCCGGGTACGGGCCGAACCTCCACGAGATCGCCACCAGCGCTGACCTGACCCACTTCGGTCCATACGCGGCGGCTATCGCCCGGTGGGAACAGGTAACGGGCCGGGCAGCCCCCCCACCCTCGACACCCTCACGCCGAGCAGGAGGCAAACCTCAGCTATCCACCAGGTTCGTCGAGTGGCTCATGGGGCTACCAGACGGGCATGTCACCGGCCCCGACCTCGGGCTGCCCCGCGAGCATCAGCTACGGCTCCTCGGGAATGGGGTCGTGCCTCAGCAGGCCGCGCTCGCGGTTAACACCCTCATTCATACAGCTAAGGACGTAGAAAATGCCCAGTTTTGACCCGCTCGCCGACCTTGACGGAGTGAGCACCTACCAGGAACGCGTCATGGTGCGCGCGGTTCGCCTCACCCGAGCCAACGCGCCCACGATTGCGAGGATCGCCCGCAAGACCGTCACCGAAGGTGTGGGCGGGCTATTCCTCACCGGCCCCGGACACGTCGTGTGGGCCGCCGAGGGAGACATGATCGTCGCCACCCCAGGCCGGATGCGCGTCTCCAACCGCACACCAACTGATTTCCGCACCTGGTACACGCACCCCGGCCAGCCAATCACCGAGGAGGACCTCGCGTGAATTTCTACGCATACAGGCTCACCGGGGATCCAGAGGCCGATACGAGGGCCCTGAGAGCGTGGGGCCTTGGTGTGACCGTCACCAATGAGGACGGCGAGCTCTCCATCGAAATAAACAGCCCCGGCTATTGGGTGACGGGATGCATCGGCTATAGGTTCATCGCGCACGCTGGCAGCCTAGTTGTTTTTTCACCGGATGCGCGCAACCCCATGCACATCAAGATCGCCGATGAGGTCACCGCCGACGACGCGCCAGAGAAAAGGACAAAACGATGAACAACACAGAACTAATCGTCGGGGCTATTAATCCAGGGTACGGCGGCCTCCCCATCGGCGTGGCAGCCGCCCTGGGCGGCGCGACTCTCGCGTGGCACGCCCACCCCGGCCAGTCACCCACCAGCCCCGGGTACGTCGCGATGCGCTACCACCATCCGCACGCGGGCGCGCACACCGTCATCGACGCGCTCCCCCCGATGGTGGACGTTCTCACCATCAACAGGTTCGCGACCTGGAATACAACGGGCGCGGCGCTGATCGACCAGGGCTACAAGCCCCCGCTTGTCATCGTCGAGGTACAGCTCCCTAACGACGAAGCTGTGCCTGTCTGCGATTACCTGGACACACGCGGATACCGCACGACATGGAAACGCCTGTGCTCAAACGATGTCGGCACACCCCACCGCCGTCTACGCTCGTACGCGATAGGCGTCCGCAACGACTGCCCAACGCCAGGCGTGAACGAAGCGTACCTGGACGCTGCCCCATGGACCGGCAGCCTATGGACCAGCCCGAGTGCTTACTGCACCTACCTCGACAGCGAGGCAGACAGGTGGGCGCGCGCCGACATGGAAGGAAAGGCCGACAGCCGGGCACTCGAACACTGGGAGAAAGTCACCGGCGAACGGTACCCGTATCCCCTGTACACGTTGCCCACCAGCCCCGCCCCGGGCCGCCTGTCCCTCGGCTTCGTCGAGTGGATGATGGGGCTACCTATCGGCTACGTGAGCACGCCGGACATGCGCCTCACCCACGACCAGCGCATGGGCCTGCTCTACTCGGGCACCGTGCCCCTACAGGCCGCCCACGCCGCCGCAGTCGCCCTAACGCATATGGACGACAAATGAGCCGTCACACGCTCACAATCGGCGTCCACAAAGCCCTGTGGCTCACCGCTAACCAGAGACTCCACTGGTCAACGCGGATGCGACGCACACGGATGCTCCGAGCCTACGCAGCCAGCGAGGCCCGCATCCACGGCCTGGCAGGCAGTCGCCTCGGCCCCAGCATCGTCACAGCCATGATCGGCTACCCCACCAAGGGGCGCGCCGACCCCACCAACGCCGAACCAACCGTGAAGGCCATCATTGACGGCCTCGTGGACGCCCGCGTCTGGGACGACGACGACCACACACACCTACCCCTCGTTGCCTTCGCGCGAGACCCGCAAAAATCGCCCAAGGGCATCCACACGGTGACCCTCATAATTCAGGAACAGGAGACCAAATGAAGCACTACATCCGAGGCCATTTCACGGTCACGTTCGACCGCGCCGACGGCGTCACACCCTCCGTCGTGACCGCCCTACTGGCACAACTCAAGCCAGGCGCAGTCATCGACGACATGACCGTAGACCGGCAGACCCCCCTTCACGAAGGCCGACGCCTCGTCATCGCCTACCGCGAGCCCGCCGAGAATGGCAACTGACATGAGGAAGATCGAAACGCAGACCGCCCACACCGTGAAGCTCACCTGGGGCCGCAAGGAACTGCTTGAAAAAAGCGACCTTATTCGCGGGCTAAGTGACACCCTGCCTGACGGCGCGTTGATCACAGGCTTATCGGTCGCTGACATCCCAGTGGAAGAGCCACACGAGATAACCCAGGTAGCAAAGCGGGTCCTCACGATCACGTACGTCGACAATCCAGCCTTCGCACGCTACAGGAGGCCATGACATGGCACGCAAACGCAAACGCAAACCGACCATGTATGTGACGTTCAGACTGACAGATGACAAGCCGATCCTCCCGGAAACCGTGCAACGGATGCTCGATGAAATGCCCGTCTACTCAGACATCGTTGAAATGCGTATCACCGAAGATGACGGGCCGATTCCAACGCGCCGCGTCGCTATCTACTACACCACAGTAATGCCTTGGGAGGCCCAGTAATGCCCAGGAAGATCAGGCACACAACCGTGCGCTTCAACGCGTCGTTCGGAATCGACCCTGAACAGCTCGCCAAGGCGATTACCGGCCTACCTGACACCGCCCGCGTGCTCACCATCGAGACAGTGGAGCAGGGCTACCAGGCCGTCGCAGAAATCACCTACTACACGCAGCCAGAGCGGAAACACGAAGATGCTTAGCGCAGTCCGTACCGAGCTACTCACGATCCGCGTCGAACACGGCGAACGGATCGACCCCGGCGAACTCATCGAGGCGCTACAGACCATCCCCGACGGGTGGGTGATCGCAGACATCAGCGGCTACGCGCTCGCTGACTACCAGCAAATAGAGATCCGCATAGAGCCAGACGAAAGGATGAGCTAATGGCACACACCGGCTTCAAGCGGCCCGGCCGCTACGCGGCCCTCGCAGCCGCGTACTACGACGACCCCGCAATTATCGCCGTCGGCCCCGACGCCGAGCTGTGGTACGTGCGTGCCCTCGCCTGGTGCGCAGCACACCCCGAAACCGACGGCGTCATCCCCCTCGAGGTCGCCGTCAACCGCCTCGGCATCCCCGACGCAATGTCACGCGTGACAGAGTGTGACAGTCACGGTCTTGTCACAAAAAGTCACGCCGCCGTAAGCGTGACAAATTGGCTCAAATGGAACGCCCCCTACCGTGACACCCAGGCGAAAAACGATGCAAAGCGCGCCGCCGCGAGGGCAAGAAAAGCCCGTGAACGCGCCCGAAAGTCCGAACAGGGCGAACCGGAGCATGTCACGCGTGACATGGGGCGTGACATGGGGCGTGACATGGGGCGTGACACGCGGAGCAAAGAGAAAAGAGAAGAGAGAAAAGAAAGTATTACTACTCCCCTTTTAGTTCCCCCCTCATCCGAAATCCTCACCCTCGCCGTCGCTGAGACTCAGACCGTCGCCGCTGACGCGGCGCCGGC